CCACAATGACGTTGTGGCACAGGCAGAACAAGCAAACGCAGTTAACACTTTTGTTCATCCTAAAGAGACGATGGTAAAGTCCGCTATGCTCACTCCTTATATGGGAGAAGGGGTTGAAGGAGATGCTTCAGCTGCTTCTATTGCTCAGTTTTTGGAACGATCTATAAGGATTCGTTCTGATGCATGGGCAGTAGGTGCACCCTTTAGTATAACTTTCAATCCCTGGGACTCTTATTTAACGAACACTGTGGTGGCTAACAAGTTGCAAAATTACAATCTGCTTAAAGGTGATCTTGTTCTTACCTTCTATGTAAATGGTACGAAGTTTCATATTGGAATGATGCTGGCGTCTTATAGGTATTTAAATCAGGACAATGCTTTGGTTACTATTGGAGGCGATACACAACACATTACTTTTTCGCAGAGACCACATGTATTACTCAACACAACAACTAACAAACAAGGATGTTTATGCATTCCTTTCTTTTATCCTCAGAATTTTTTGAGTTTAACACAAGCAACTGTGAGCGCCGCTAATATGGGTACTGTGAATGTGTCTTCCTTCGCAAATTTGGCTCAATTGAATGGTGGAACGGATAGTGTAACGTTAACAGTGTTTGCGCACATGGAAAATGTGACATTATCAGGTCCTTCAGCCTCTGCAGTGGCTATTTCTGGGGTAGGAAGTTTGGATGCTTTGTTTGAAGATGTCTGTGCTCAAGGCAATGATGAGTATGAAGAGAATGGGGTTATCTCAGGACCAGCTTCAGCAATTTCAAAAGCTGCTGGTTTACTCAGTTCAACTCCTGTGATTGGGCCATACGCTTTAGCAACGCAAATGGTGGCTTCAACAATTGGAAATGTTGCACGAATGTTTGGGTACTCTCGTCCCGTAAACATAAGTGATGTTCCTTTTATGAGGCCTACTGTCTCTGCTAGCTTAGCTTTATCGGAAGGTAGTGATACGGCTCAAAAACTCACATTGACAGGAAAGCAGGAAATTTCAATTGATCCTGGAATCTGTGGGGTTCCTGGTAGGACTGATGAGATGGATTTAAAGTTTTTCACTCAAAAGCAATCATACATCACTCAATTCCCATGGACTGCCGCTGATACTGTGGGGTCTTATATCTTTAAAATTGATGTAGATCCTATGTGCGAAAGGCGTGCGCAAGGAACGAATGGGAATGCTATTATTCCAACCTCTTTATCTTTTGTATCACGCATGTTTTCACATTG